GTAGCCATTGTGCAGTCTCTCTTAGTGAACAAGTCTTTGAATATTCTCTTGCTTGTCTAAGAGCATCTAATTCTTCTCTGATTGGTTCTAAATAATTTGGATCTTCAGATTGTTTAAATCCAAAAGGTATAGTTCTAGCTTTCCTTTTTATTTTTATAGATTCCATTATGTTACTAAATTATACCAACCTGTAATTATATATTTATCCTGTGTAGGAGATGGAACACCTCTATGGGTATGTGTCCAATCTGATGACCAGATAACTGTATTACCTTCTACAGCATCAGTCGTTATTTCTTGATGATAAAATTCTGTTCCGCCTTTATCTGTTACTGTATTAAGATACGTCATAAATACTAAGTGTCTAGTTGATATAGGTTTAAAATCAGCTGACCTTTCAAAATGATATCTATGATATCCACCTTTAGGTTTATAATGTTGCAAAGATATGTCTTCAATTAATTTAACTTCAGATCCATCTGGTATACAATATGGATATTTAATTTTAAATTTAATCATACAAGCTGTTAATGCTTTTACATAATCATTAATAGCTTTAGATGCAGCTGCATTTTGTGGTAATATATTTATATCACCTATTCTAAGTATTAGTTTATTAGAAAATGTTAAATCAGTTGAATCTTTTATAGATTTAATTACCTGATTAGCACCAACTTGACCTTGTA